CATTGGCTGCAGTGGTACCTGAAGCTGTGCCTGTGCCAGCTCCGTTTATTTTGTTTTCAGCAGTGGCTACAACAATTAACGGAACCGTACCTGGTTCAGCTGGAGTATAAAAACTCTCGTCAATTACTTGTACTTCTACGCCTGGTGATGTTAGTGCCATTCGACTGTCTCCTAGGGTTAAATCAATGTACTATTATTTAGCGCCATCACAAAAAAACCCCAGGATATACAAGACGGCAAAGGGGCTGAAAAGGCTTACTTCTTTTAAATAACTGTATGAGACCTTTATGTAAATGCGGTTCTAGACCCCGTGCTGTTAACTATAAAAAGAACAACAAGATCTATTATCGAAGCCTGTGCGAAATCTGCATGGCTAATGGTCTAGGTTTTGGTATTCCTAGATGGTATCGCTCCGGGTATCGAATTAAAAATCAATGCGACAAATGTGGATTTCGTTGCGCCCACAAAGAAGTTTTTAAAGTATTTCATATGGACGGCAATCTAGACAACTGTCGCCACAGCAATTTAAAAACTGTGTGTTCAAACTGTGCTCAAATACTAGGCAAAGAAGGAATCACTTGGCGACAGGGTGATCTTGTCGCTGACTACTAGACTGGCTGACTGTCTGTAAAGATCATCAATAGTACTGTTGTTGTCAATGACCACATCAAAATCACTACCTAGCCAAGCCCACTCGCTGGCGTGTATCTTGCGCATTTTCATTGCGTTCAATCCCACATTGTTGCCTTGATTAGCACTAACCGCATCTGCATACCAGATGGGCAGTATGCCTCTTTGTACCCAAACAATACTGCCTCCTGCACGTTTTAGTGATTCAATTTCATTGGGGAATCTGCAATCTGAAATAACAATATTATCTCGACTGTTACGCAGTTTGTTTTCTAGGCTAGAAATCCAGATATCATCGTGGAATGCCTTACGACAAACTTCAGTACCCCAGTATTGCAACACCCATCTCGGAGTCAATGTAGGCATATCAAGTCTAGCGGCCCACCATGGATCTACTTGTTCTCGCCATTCACGGGCTTCTTTGGTGCGGCCTTCCAGCATGGTTCTATCCCAGCCAAACACTGAGGCTACTGCATCTTTAAGAGTTGATGCAAAACTTTCTCTACGGAACTCGTGAAAATTCACTAGGTAGTCTGCAACTGTGTCTTTTCCTGAGCCAATAAAACCGCAAATTCCAATAATCATAATATTCTCCAACTGTATAAAGTATACAGGAGAATATTGCTGCGGTCAACCTATAATAAAAGTATATCCCTGGCCGCCTGGTACTAATTTTATCAAATCATCTGTGAGTTTTTCAATTTCAGCCGTGGCTTCTGCTTTCATTGCTGCACCGTTTAGGCTGCTTCCGCCTTGAGGTCCAGCAATTTGAGCAAACTTTTCACGGGCTTGTCCTAGCATCATCTTGCAGTTGGCCAAACTATAATCTTTGATCCATTGTCCAGCATAGGTATCGTCAATGATGGCAAAATCTGGCTTGGTGTTATAGACCCATAACATTACTTCTTCGTCGCCTCTAGGACGCTGTTGAATCATTATCTTGCGACTCTGCGGTTGCCAAGTAAAATTGATGAAAGATCCAAACATCTTGCCCACTAATTCTTGATAACCACTGAACAATTCGTAGGTCAGTAGTCCTCCCATATTTGTTGAACTCAACAAATAGGTGTTGGTATAGGCCATGTTGAATGGCTCAAATACTGTGCCGCCTGTGCCGTTGCCGCTTCTTGAACCAACTGATCTACGAAATATCTGTCGCACCTGTTGTACTTCTTTTGGCAAAATATATTCTTGCTGGTTTTCTCTCAGTGTTAAAAACGCATAACTTTCTTCAACAGCATTGTCTGAACGCTGTCGAAAAACGCCTAATGCTCTGTTTAGTGCAGTTTCGTAATGTACGGGATCTAGTTCTACATCAATCATGCCGTCGCCCAGCATGGCTTTGCAATAACTAAAAACTTCTTGCTTGGATTGGTCTATTTGGCTCATACTGTTATTTATCGTAGCGGTAAATATACTACTATGCCAAGACTAAGTCTTTACCGTCCCGAAAAGGGCAATGATTATAAATTTATAGATAAAAATATCTGGGAAATGTTCCAGGTTGGAGGTACTGATGTTTTTATACATCGATATCTAGGACCCGGATCTACAGGTAATCCAGCCTCGCCTACTCTACCCGTGTATAACACAAGCGATCCTACACAGATACAGGATTTGCTGTTCCTAGAAAATAGAGATCGCAAATACGATCCCGACATTTACGTAATGCGAGGTGTGTACAGTCTACAAGATCTAGATTTCAATCTCAGTCAGTTTGGATTATTTTTACAAAACGACACAGTTTTTATAACCTTTCACATCAACGATACTATTGAAAAATTAGGTCGTAAATTGATCAGTGGGGATGTTATTGAACTGCCACATCTCAAAGACGATCATGCTCTCAATGATTTTCAATTTTCTCTAAAAAGATTCTATGTGATTGAGGAAGTAAATCGAGCCGCGGAAGGATTTTCAGTTACTTGGTATCCGCATCTATATCGTGCCAAATGTAAACCACTGGTTGACAGTCAAGAATTCAAAGAAATACTAGATCAAGTTGCCAACAAAGATGCAATGGTTGGCACATACAATGCAGCTGTGACCTACTATCCAGGCGATGTTGTTACTGGACTGGATGGAAAACATTATACAGTGCTACAAGAAGTTACCGGAGTTGCGCCTCCTAATGCTGTCTATTATGAACTAGCCGACAGCCTACGAAACATAATGAGCACCTACGAAAAAGAAATGCAGATCACTCAGGCAGTTCTCGATCAGGCTGAAGCAGATGCTCCGAGAAGCGGCTCGGATACCACACAGTTTTACACGTTGACAGTGGATGAAAATCAATTGCCGGTATTAGTCAGCGCAGATACCAGTCAATTAGACGCTAGTCTAGAAACTCAGGCCACTGATGAAGACGGCAATCTCTTGTACAACACCGATGGTACTCCCGTATATGTAGGGGCCACTGCTGCCACTGCTCTGTTATCATCAGAAGTATCTGGTTATAACGGATACCTAGTAGGCGGCGGAGTTCCTCCAAACGGTGCGCCATTCACAGCCGGTATAGCCTTTCCGATAGCTCCTGCAGATGGTCAATTCTGTCTACGTAAAGATTACTTCCCTTATAGGTTGTTTAGATACAACGGATCAAGATGGGTCAAAGTTGAAGACAAGGTGAGAATGACCATGAGCAATCTCGGACCAAGTGATGTTGGAGTGAGCGATCAATTTGAAGGCAAAGATGTTCGCCTGACACAAAAAGCTGGATTCATCAATAATACAAATACAGCCACAATAGATGGACACACTGTGAAAGAAAGACAGAGTCTCAGCAAGGCTCTTAGACCAGAGGCAGATGAATAATGGATTATTTTTACGATGCGCAAGTAAGACGATATGTCACCCAGTTTATGAGAATCTTTATAGGATTCAAATATAAAACTGGAGGCGATGTTCCTGAAGAGCGACACGTGCCTGTGTTGTACGGTGATATGACTAGACAGGTTGCTAGCATGATCAAAGACAACAGTGAAAACAAACTGTCAACGGTACCTAGAATAGCCTGTTATATTAGCGGACTTGAGTTAGATAACTCTAGAATTAGTGATTACAGTTTTGTTAGTAAACTATCTGTGAGAGAACGGCAGTACACCACCAATCCAGCAGGTGAAAGAGAATACGGCGGTGTACAAGGCGGTGGTTACACCGTGGAAAGACTCATGCCCACTCCATTTAAACTGTCTATGAAAGCAGAAATTTGGACCAGTAACACAGATCAAAAACTTCAATTGCTGGAACAAATTCTAGTATTGTTTAATCCCAGTCTTGAAATTCAAACCACAGACAACTATGTTGACTGGACCAGTATCAGTGTGGTAGATCTCAGCAGCATCAATTTTAGTTCTAGAACCATTCCACAGGGTACAGAAAGTGACATCGATATATGCACTCTAGACTTTCAAACTCCTATCTGGATCAGTCCGCCGGCCAAAGTCAAGAAAATGGGCATTATTAAAAACATTATCATGAATGTGTTTGGGGAATCAGGTCAACTATTGGATCTAGAAGATCTCATATTCAACGGTGACGGTGACGGTGCAACCACTCAAATACGAAACACCGTGGATCGATTTGGTGTATTGCTGATCTTGAACAAGGCCACAGGATTCTATGATCTCACAGTGTTAAATGTCTATGAAGCAGTGATAGCCTTGGGTCTAGATGAGACTCTTTACAAAGGCAATCAACAAAGACTAGATTGGTATAAGGTCTTGGAGCTTCACGGTGGATATACTGGTACCAGTAGAATACATTTTACACAACCTAGTGGCTACGAAGTCACTGGTACATTTACAGTAAATGAAATTGATCCCACATATCTAGTGATCGATCTCGATATGGACACCGTACCTTCCAATACAATATCACCCGTTACTGCCATTGTTGATCCCTACAAGTTTAGTCCTATTGAAAAATTTGGAAGTATTGCTGCCATACCTGTAGGCACAAGATATCTAGTATTAGACGATGTCAATCCTAGTGCCAATGTTGGACAGCACGTGGAAGACGCTGGATGGAACAACTTTGATTCTGGTTCAACTGCCTACGATGGCCCAGATGCTTGGAAAGATCTCATAGGCAACGATACAGTGATCAAGGCCAATTCCATAATTCAATGGACTGGTGCTGTGTGGCAAGAAACTTTTGATCCTGCCACTGTTACTGCTATTCAATATTTTACTAATTTGACCACCGGTGTGCAATACAAGTGGGATGGCACACAATGGTTAAGATCGTTTGAAGGTGAATACGCTGCCGGATATTGGAGATTTGATCTAAATGCTTGATAAGTATCTAGATGCAACAACGTGCCGGTTTACTGTTTCTAAGCAAAAATACCAAGAGAATTCTTCTTATTTTAGAAGATGCCAAATGGACTGTGCCTACCTTTGTGAGAAATAGCAGTCTATTGGAAGATGCTGAACCGTTGTTAAATAATTTCTCAGTGGGTAAAATTTTACCCATAGAATTGTATCTCAGTGAGGACCGTGGATTTGAATATGGAACATATATCTGTCTAGTTGATGATGAATTTCTCACAACATCAGCTGCTACTATATGTTGGGCTGCATTGAATCACTTGCCTAAACAATTACATACCGGTTTAAAAAACACGCTGAGCAATACCATAATTCGTACAAAAATTGAAACCATATTGGAGTTAGAAAATGTCAAGCATACTGCAAAAATCTACTAGATTTATCAAAGACTGTGAAAGATATGAATCAGTGATAGCCACCATGCCCGAGGGCAGTGTAAAAAATGAAACTGTGCAATTATTGCAAAAATTAACCTATAGCATTAAAAAACTTGATAGTATGCATCTAGAAATGATATACTCTAGACAGTTACCAACCATGGGTAATGAGATGAAAGATGAAATATCAGAGTTGCGAAAAAAATTAGAAACTAGAATTAGAGACTGGACACAGGCGCAGAAAAGTTAAACAAAGTTGAAACATACTGTAACAATATATTTTTAGAGATTATTCTCGAATTAATTATTTTTGTAATCTTTGTCTTTCTATCAACACATTCAAGTTATCTTTGGGTTCAAATTTTAATGTTGGCGCATCTAAATTTAGAAAACTAGTCTTATCTAATAGGCCTATGGTCCCGTCTATCCAGGTATTAAAAGATAAACTTATCCTATCGGTCTCAGCTATTGATCTCATTACAGAATGTTCTAGGTAGGACGGAAACATCAATAATGTTCCTTGTTTAATTTCAACTGTGGTGCTGTGAGTATTATATTGATTATATTTGGTAGGGAACATCTTTAATGGATGCCAGACGCAATTCTTATCTGTGTGAAATTCGATAGGGGCAGGATCCTCTGTGAAATATAAAACTCCGCTGACAATGCTGTTTACATGATGATGTTGATAATGATATGCTCCTGTTGAGGTGCGATTCAGCCAACTGATAGTAGGAAACAACTGATTAGATATAGACATTATCTCTTGAGCATATAGATTCAACTGTGTTTGCACAAAATTACACACTCTTGACATTTCAGGTAAATGTATAATATCAAATCTATCCGATCCTACAAGTCTTCCTGGTTCATCTTTGTATCGAGCGTATAAAGATGATTGTTTTACAAATTCTAATTCTTCGTTGGTAAATCCTTGTATTTCTGCAACAAATAATGGAGTTGGAAATAACGGAATAACTTCGTAGGTCATCAAAAACGCCTTATTTAAATTTTAAATCAAAGCCAATTATAGTTTTGATTGTGTGTGAATTATTAGGCAACGTGTAATGTAAAATATTACTCGGTACAATAATCATTAAGCCTTCACTGGCTTCTATTTTTTTTATTTCTGTTTGATCGGTTATAGGGTCATTTGTAGGATTAATGAAATAAGTTGGACTGTGTAAGGTTTCATTGTAATCTAAATATATGATTCCGGAATATCCCACACTCGAATGATTGTGAGGGATATGAAAATCTCCTTTTGCATAAGATACTGTCCATACGTCGCCTATATCTAATGAGTCTACTTTAATTTCATTTGAAAATAGTGACAATTCATTCTTAAAAATTTCAACAAATTCAGACTGATAGGTGTTATTACCTCGATCGCTTGTGAACAATTGATCAGGTTTTTTTATCAATGATGTAATATTAATTTTTTTCGAAATTTTTTCTTTCTTTAATTCCCAATCATTAATATAATATCCATAAAATTTTGTTTCAAATAATGTACTTTGCACTAGTGATTCCTCTGAAAAAATGATTTGATCTTGGCATAATTTCTTACGAAAGTATTGTTCATCAATATATAATTTATCGTTAACTCTTCTTTGTCAATATCAGTTCTGATTTCTAATTCCAAAGAGTCTTTAGGAACTGCAATTAATTGCGCAAGAGGAGTACCAGCTTTGATCACTGTTTCTTCGTTGAGATTATGCCAAAATACCGGAACATTGATATTATTGATTCCGTAGTCACTCGAATAAATTCCACTTAGCGCAGTGAATCGATTGTCATCTGCATAAAACACAGGAGTTTGTATCAACATATAATCATTTGGAATCTTACAGCACCAGCCGGTTATAAACTTTATTACAGATCGACTAGAGTGGTGCGGCCAGTGTTGAAATGTTTTAAACAGACTGTCCTGATGTTCTTCAATTGCCGGACTGCCGTTAATTTTCTGCTGATCAATAGGAGTATGCCATTGTATTTTATCGTGTAGTGAGCCTGTTTTGATATAGATGTCTTGCCACGCCCGCACTACATATCCTTGGCTCTGTAGAGTATTGATTCCAGGACAATTAGAAATACTATGTATAGTATGGCCGAGATTATTTTTTTGATTTTTAAATTCTCTGGCTGCTTCCTGTTTCCAATTATGTACAATTTTATCAGCAGATAAAATAGGCATTGTCTTATCGATACCAGGTATAGTGGGATAAAATATAATCTTTTGTGCAATCATGTCTTTGATTATAACACACTGACATAGATTTTACAAGCAATCATTAACTCAAAACAAAGTTGTTATCAACGCCCCAGACATTTTGACAAATAATTTCCATGTTGATAGAAATTCGATAATCCAACGAGAATGATTGATGGGGTTGATGATTAAGATAACTGGGGAAAATAATCAAATCACCAACTTCGGGTCTTATATTATAAACTTCTTGAAAATTATTGTTATAAAAACTCAAAGAACCCTGATGTGTGTCTGTAGTTTCGGGTATATTCAAATAGTAAACAGCATTAATTACACAGGTATTTAGGTGATTATGGATACCGCCTTTGTAAAAAAATTTATTCGTTACATAACCCCAACAGCTAGCAAGATTTCTTTGATCTAGTTCTAGTGGACCAAAATGCTGATTGGCAATACGAAAAAAATCTTTGTATAAGGTATAAAACACACCGGAAGAATCTTTGATTTGAAAATTGTTTCCGATTGTATAATCAGCCGTTTGGTGTGCTGCTAACACCCGAGTCTTCATCCAATCAATTGGATAAGATTTTAAACCTTGGTGTATAAATATTGGTAGATTTAAGTCTATTTGATTCATGCAAACAGATTATATAACCCGCCCGCAGCTTCACCAATCCGCGCGAAGTTCTGGATTCGGTAGGTCAGAATCGTAAAATTTTGATGGGTCAGAATCGTAGTATCTTAATAGGTCTTCAAATGATTTTTTATGGGAAGCTGCTCTTCTTGATAATTCAGTAAACCATTCTGCTAAATGTGGTAACTTTTCTACTCGAGCCTCGTCTGCATATTTTATATACATCTCAGCCGATGCTTGCATTTCAGAAGCAATTGCAGTTTCTAATACCTGGGTAATATGCGCAGATGGCTTTCCGGTATCCGGATCTCCTAACCCACCCAATATGGCTTCTTTTATATGTCCTTGAGCAAACATGTGTTTGTCTTCAGCAATTTTTTTAAAATAAGCTGCGGCATTTGCATCTTTATGTTTTTCAGCTATGGTGGCAAAATAGTGATATCTATCATTAGATCGTGCCTCTGCAGCAAACGCTAGTTTGAGATTAGCTGCTGTTTTGCTGTCTAATGCTACTGGGATAGCCAACGGCGTATTTGGATCAAGGTCTGGAGGTGGAGGTGGAGGTGCAACTAATGGTTCTTGGTAGCCTTCTGGGGCTGGTACTGGCAATATTGTATTCATGTAAATTAACTCCTAAATAGTTGAAATTATATAGTGTATTTATATTATGCACTGATCACAAGAGTGTTATTATTGAAATTTCCTTTGATAAAAGTATTAAAAGAAATACTCAATCGTTCATTGTTTGTGGTATTTACAGGCACACTGTGATAGAGACTGGAAGGAAAAAGTATTAACATTGCATCTTCAACAGGAATTTGCCATTCTATGCTGTTAAATGGGGTGCGCTCGCTGCACTCAAACTCCATGAAAAACGGTGATGTCAGTCTGTTGAAACAAATAGAATTTTCACTGTCTGCAACATTCACATAGTATACTCCTGAAATCACGCTGTTTCTGTGATTGTGCAAATCATGTGGCTGACCTTTTTTATTTTGATTTTTCCAAGAATTTGTCATATAAAATTGGCAGTCTGTTTTGATCACTTCTCGAGCATAATTGTGAACGTGTTCCATGAATATGTTTTTCAAATCTAAAAATACGGTGTCATCAAGTAAAGAGGAATTAACAGATGTCTGATTGCCTTGTCTATTTACAGCAGTTACGGTATTGGTGTCGAACGCTGTGCGTTCGGTTGCTGATAACTTTCTAAGATTAATTCTATAGATAGCTGCAGGAAAAATTGGAATAATTTGTGGAGTCATAATTCTACTGTAACAAGTATTTAATACAGTATCTTTAGGTCAGTAAGTATTCTGGCCGAGTAATATAGACTAGCTAGAGTACAGAAAAATTAAATAGTGGCAAAATTCTTGATAGTAATAGTTCCAATCATGCTACCATGAATACTACACTGATATCTGTAATTACCAGAAATTGAATCCGGAATCTTCCAATACAATGTGCCCAATGTTTGACCTTGAGCAGACGAGCCTGTAGATACAGAACCCCCTGTGGTAACGTGTACTAACCCAGTGTTATAATTTGCGCCTGTATTATCCTGTATTAAGAAAGGGTGGCCCATCACATTGAGATTGAAGGCTATGGTGGTAGCATTTATAGCATATATTGTGGGATCGTCAGTGGTTCCGTATTGATCAAATCTATATGCTGTTGCTCCATTATTGGTCACATTAAGTCTTGTGATAGCTGGTAGATAAAATTGGTCTATGGTAAGATCTGCACGATCACTTAGTCCTGTAAACGCTGTAGCACCGGCGCTGACTGTGCTAGCAATAGTCACTGTGTCTGTGCCAGAATCCGTAGTTATTGAGATTCCTGTGCCTGCGGCTATAGTAAGAGTGTCTGTGGCTGAATCTGCTATAACTGAACTCTGTCCTGCGACAGCTATAGTAGCAAAACTATCAGATGCTGTTCCGCCGCCCGCAGCAGCAATAGTTATAGTGTCTGTGCCGGCATCTGTGGTTATAGTAATGTTTGAACCTGCCACTAGGGTCAGTGTGTCTGTGGCTGAATCTGCTACAACACTAGATTGCCCTGCAACAGCTATGGTAGAAAAACTATCACCTCCTCCAGAGCCTGCAGCCCAGGTGTTGTCGCCTCTTAGATATGTGGTAGCATCTCTTGTGCCTGATGCGCCTAATCTCAAAACTGGAACAGTGCCGCTGCCTAGATTTGTAGCATTTAAAGCAGTGAGATTTACACCGCTGGCAGCTGGTAGTGTGGCCGGAAAACGTGCATCAGGCACAGTGCCGCTGGTTAACTGATTGGCATTGAGTGCAGTGAGATTCGCACCCGAGCTTGCAGGTAGCGTGGCTGGAAATCGTGCATCAGGCACAGTGCCTGACGTAAGTTCAGTAGCATTGAGTGCAGTAAGACTTGCTCCACCGCCGCTAAAGTTAGTGGCAGTAAGTAATCCTGCATCGTTAATACTGGCTGAGCTGACTTTGATAGTTGTGCCGCTAGTGCCACTGTATCTAACTATGGCATTATCAACATAGCTACCTAACACAGAATTTACATCGCCTGAACCGCTACCACTTGCACCAGGTGGGCCTTCTGGTCCTGCTGGTCCTTGCACGGTGGCTGTGGTTTGAACAGTGTTATCTGGGAATCTCAAAGTACCACCTAACACTAAGTTAGGAGTTATGGTTATAGGATTGGCATTGGTAACGTTAAGAGTTGTGCCTACAATAGTGATATTGCCAGTAGAAGCCACGGAAGTAAAAGTTATAGTATCTGTGGCTGCATTGGTTGTGATAGCAATACCGGATCCTGCTACCAATGTCAGTGTGTCTGTGGCAGTGTCTGCTATCACAGTTGGTTGTCCTGACACTACTAAGTTGGTAAAACTAGGTGAGGTTGAGAAATCAAATCCACTGCTGATCACATTCCAAGCAGTGCCGTTGTATCGCCACGATTTTTGATCGATAGTATAGACCTGATTGAGTGTTGGGCTATTAGGAAAATTTATAGGCATTTTTTAATCTCTGTAAAATATTTATCAACGACCTAATCTTAGTTTTAAACCACTAGTGATTCTAAGATTGGATAAGATTTTTCTTGTTCCTGATCTAAATCTAGCGTCAATCTGCCCTTGATAAAGCACTCGAGCATCGCCGCCTTCGAGGCTTTCGTAGTCTAACCAATTCGCAGTATTGACTGTGGTTGATTCCGTGCCAAAGTAAAAATCAGCAGCGTCCTGCGTTTCTAAAGATTGTAACCATGCTTTGACTTCCACCCAGGTCCAGTCTCTATTCCACTCTAACACTGTGGCTATAAGTCCTGTGGCCACAGGACAGGCAGCACTAGTGCCGCTAAAGGCAGCGTCAGTGGTGTTCCCAGAACTGTAGCTGAGAGCAGCATAGGTATCGGGTCTTGGCCAGTTTGTGGCATAGCCTCTATTAGCTGCCAAGGTGCCATCTGCAGGGGCATAGACGTCTATGCTGTTTCCTCTATCGCTGTAAGAAACTTTGGCTTCTTTTGAAGTTTTATAATCATCATCTAATGCACCTATATTGATCACAGGATAAATTACGGTGCCATTGGCATCGGTGTATTTGCCGCCTTGTTGAGGGAATCCCCGGCGATTTGTTGTCCCAAATACCCCAAGTCCGAACTCGGAGAAATTAGAGGTAGCTAGAGGCCCGCCATTGATAATGGTAATAAAATTGTTATAGTCCGGATGACTACTGTTGACCTGTTTTTGATTGCTGTTACCAGAAGCCGCAACAAAAATCACTCCAGCAGCAATTAATTCATCTTGTGCTGTAGTGAATGAATTTGTTTTCATTTCACTTTTCCAGCGGCCGGAATCACCCTGTGTACCCATATGGCTCAGCCAATTTATTCCTGTTTCGGTGGTATAAGCGGTGTTACTGGTTGATCTATGAGTGTAATAATATGTTGCTCCGCCAGGAGCTTTGTCGGATCGATAGCCCCAACTATTGCTTGTTATTGTGGGATTTCTAGTATTGAAAAGAGAATTCACTGGTTTCACAGTATGAAATATTTTCATCAGATCAAAGCCCTGTTCTATGCCTATCCCTAAAGCGCCGTAGAGATCTAATACCCATTTGTTAGAGTTATATGCCCACCCTTGTGTTCTTCCGTAGGTAAGTGCGGCACAACAGGTGCCGTGATCGCCTTCATTAGATATTGCAGCGTTATTGCCATTGCAGTTTGCCCTGGTATACAACGCAGTAACACTCACTGTGCCTGCATTTGCAAACTGTGTACTGCGCAAGGAGTTGTCAGACCACCAAGATCTAGCCACTGATTCAACCGGCACTGTAGTTCCGTCCCATCTTGTTGTTAATCTTGTAGCAGGATCAGCATCAAACCAATCAGGATCTATGTAATATGGAGAATCTAGGACTAGATCTAACAAATCACAGGTGCCGTTGCCTGGTAGAACATTGCCGCCAACGTAGCCGATAGGGTTTGGCACGGCTGCGAACGGACTAGAATTAGACAGAGAATTGCTTTGAAATTCTGGATGGCCGATCCAGGTACCGTCATCTGCAACTATGACATCCACGTGCTTGCCCGTGCCGTATTGTGGAATATTGGTATTGACCACTGAATTGTCTGCCAGTGCAGCATCTACCCAAGGATCTAATTTCTGTGTGCATCTATAAAGCTGATATCCGGTTCTGTTGACATCTGAAGTATCGGGCGTTACTGCCAGTGTGTTGGTAACAGAAAATTCTCTGTAATTTTTCACCGCAGCAGTATATCTGTTTACTAAATCTGGTCTTACTGAGTGCAGTTCGTCAGGCGGGGGTGTGAATTCAGCGTATCGTTTGTAGTCTATGTTGATGAATTTTATTCTTGGATCGTTTTTTAACTGCTCTGCTTCGGTATCAGTGAGTAGATACGTGCCTCGAGTCAAACTGTGTAATTGGTCATCTACACAGTCTACAGCTCTGTCGGGCACATATTCACTGACTTGACCCGGACCTGTTAATTCTACATTTAGTTCATCCCATTCTGCTTCAGTATGAGTTGCCAATTGATAATATTTTTTTTCCATAGCTTAATGCAGATCTACCCAAGCGCCGCCGGCACGTCCTTGAAACTTATTTGTTGTGGTGTTATAGATCATATCACCGTTAACAGCCGTTAACAGATCTCTTGCCCCAGATGTGAAAGATGCCATTTTCAAAGGACTTGCTGTTATCTCTACACGGGTACCAGCTGTTAATTGTATTTCATTATCTGAAAATAGTTCAGGTGTTCCAGATCCCTGACTTGAAAAATTGCCAGTCAGTATGATGTCTTTCACAGTCAATCGATTATTTACTGACAGATCCAATGCAACGTTGACACTGTTATCTATCACAAGATTATTTTGCACTGTGACATCTGATTCATAAATCACTGCGGGCGTAAATATTATAGCGGAAGAATCAGATGAATCTATGGTAGTCACAGCAAAAGTAACATTGCCTGTGGTGCCTCCGCCGATGATAGTGACATTACCCGAACTATCAGTAGTTGTAGTAATGCCGCCTGACCCGTTAAATTGCACTGTGCTGCCAGTTGAGATAGATCTTGTTGTAGAGTCATCTGCTTGAATATTTAATACAAATGCTCCAGCTGACACAGCCGAGGTTACAAATGATGTTGTGGCCAATCCTGCCGTAGCCGGCAGTGCTGCCACAGTAGAATCCACGTAGGATGTAGTGGCTAAATTTGTGGTATCAGGATAGGGAAATACCGGCTGGATCCACTGTTCAGAATCACCGTCATCAAAATAAACATACAGTATACCAGTGTTGGTATCTAACCAAAGATTGCCTGGACTGGGGGAACTCGGCGCTGTGTCATCTACAGATACACTAGTTCCTCCGCTGGCCTGGCCTGCCCCGTCTTGATATAACACTGTAGGTGCTAAAGGGTCACCTGAATAGTCTGCAGGAAGATCTGCGGTTGCCGGTACCCAATAAGGATTTGTGCTAAGGGCATATTCTGTAATGTTTGATCCGGTTTGCTGAATCCACACAGTATATGTAGTGTTTGCTGCCAATGTGACAGCACCGGGATGCAATGGGTTGCCGGCTAATACGTTACTTCCAACAGCAAGCGATGGGTCCCATGGACCAAGATGTCCGTAGGTTAACATTTGATTTACATCTTGACCAGCAGTCCATGCTGTGCCTTGTTGAATAGCAAAGAATGCTTTTAGGTCAACCCCTACGTACTTTGTTAGATACAATGCTGTAATATCATTTGTACCCACTGTAAATGTTACATAGTCTTTGTCGCCCGAAATCAAATTGCTATTTACAACAGTATTATGTATGTGAATATTTGGACCAAACAGTCTAGAGCTACTGGCTAGACTCACAAAGTCTGTTTCGGAAACATTGGCTAAATCGCCCCTGGCTAAATTTAGTCCACCAACGGTAGATCCGTTATAAATTCTAAGAGTGTTAGCTGCTTGATCGTAGAAAATTTCACCTCGTAGACCTGACTTTCTGTTTAGAAATTCAGCTTCTCTAGGAATTATTCTTATTGCGTCAGATACGGTTATTTTGGCCATTGGTGTTTTTATATTAGTAAAGTATTTATTGAAAAATGTCATCTATGTGTCAATAAATATACAATGACAGGTACTATCAAAATAATACAAGATGACTTTTCTGTGAGTTCTATTTTTCTAAAGGCTTTAGAATATCTTATAGAAAATCAAAACCAATTATCTGTTGTTGATCAATCTGTAATTAGGCAACTTTGGCAAACTGAATTTAAATCAACGATTTCTAAAGACTGGAGTTACATTGAATTTCCAAATAGTTTTGATCAATTGACATTTTCACTGAAATTTAGTTAGTTTCATCTACCCATATATTGTTAGTAACAAGCTGTATATCATATTTTGCAAGTAATTTCTGCACTTTGTTCGACGCATCTTCTCCAAAAAAAGTCAATGAATGAAAATTTGTTTCTGACAAAACAGGGTAATACACAAGATAAAATTCACAGTATGGATCCCAGGCGGCATATACTCCTATTACACCTGGTTTAAAATATATTTCTTCCCAAACTTCTATGTCTGCAACCCTGGGATCCGCAGTAGTTTGCAAGTTTTTAGGCGAAATATGTTGACAATAATTCTTATCAAATTTGTGGTTGAAAATTTCGTCACTGGAAATAAAACGTGTGGGCATAATCAATATTTATGAAATAATTTTGTTTCAGTCTTAAATAGCTAGTGTAAAAAGGATAAACAATATGACCGTGGTAATAAACAATTTTTTTCCTGGGGAATTGCAACCCAGCACTATAATAGGAGGCTGTATTGCCATTTACGAAAATGCTTGGCCGAATCCAGAGAACACTATCAAGATGGTTGAGAATGCTGCCAGCGATTTGAATTCTGGAGTGCATTGGCAACGAGCCGAAACCACTCAGGAAGGGGCAAATCAAACTTATAGAACAAACAAAATGATGGGTGTCACTCATCTAGCAGGAATTACCAATAACGCTGTATTACAAAATGTCCATAACCAGTTCTATATGTTGTTGTTAGCAGCATCAATTCCCTATGCTAAAAGATTTAATATCAAGGAAACTCTTTGGCACGAACATTACCAGATGTTAAAATATGATCAAGGCGAAGAATACAAAGGTCATTATGACGGTGGGACCCCAATGGGAAGATCAATATCTTGCTTGTGCTATCTAAACGACGATTTTGAAGGCGGTGAATTAGAGTTTCCTAATTTTCACGTGAAAATTAAACCCGAACCCGGAATGTTAGTTTTGTTTCCGTCCAACTATGCTTATCTACACATTGCGCATCCAGTAACATCTGGCACAAAATACAGTATGGTAACGTGGATCAAGGACAGAGAAATATAATATGTATTTTCCCTCTTTGTGTGTAGACAATTTTTATAATAATCCAGATGTAATTAGAGAATTTGCTTTGTCTTTGGAATTCAAAGCAACTTCTAATATGCCATGGCCCGGCAAAAGATCGCCTTCTCTAGATTCTGTAAATCCTGTATTTTTTAAAAATTTCTGCGATAAATTTTTTTCCTTGACCTTTGATTTTAAAAAAACCAGCAGTGTTAAATGGGCTGTAGAAACCTACTTCCAAATTGTAGAACCAGATCAATACTCATCAATCAACCAAGGTTGGATTCATGCAGACTATAGGCCGTATGCTGGAGTGATATATCTCACTCCCGGTATAGATACGAGCTGCGGCACATCGTTGTTTAGACCAAAAAACCCATTTGACATGCCTATCAATCTAGAAGAAAAACAAGATATGTTTTTAAATTTTGATAGATCTAAAACTGATTTCTACAATGAAAAGCTAGAAAAAAACAACAGTCTATTTGAAGAAACAGTGAATTTTAAAAATATCTACAATAGAATTATTGCCTATGACGGGTCTCAGTATCACGGTGTAAATAAATTTATAGGTCACGATAACAGGCCTAGGCTCACACAGGTATTTTTTATCCAAGAAGTAAGTTCTGATTATTTTCCCATTCCTGCATCGAGACAAATACTATTATGAAATTTCCATATTTTTTTACCAGACAAAAAGAAGTGGTGTTAGACTGCTTTACTCATCTCGCACATGCCTACGACTACGCTAAAATTGACTGGGCAATGAAATATGTTCCAGATTGGTGGAAACAGTTACCATCAAAAGTTCCAGACTCTGATCCACCTTTGGTAACCTTAAAACATTGTAACGCAGTTATAGAATACTATAAAAAAGGCATAGCTATTCCTGCATGGTTTGAAATGGATATGATTGTAAATCCCATAGGATCTGAACGAGAGTGGGAATGGGTGAGTTCTAACGGGGACGTTTCTACCCCCACTAATCATCCAGGTGTGCAATTTCCTGGCTTTGCTGGCCAGCATGGTCATAATGTAAAACTCATTTCTCCGTGGGCAATCAAGACCAAAGAAAACATAAATTTTACTTGGACCGAACCGCTATGGAATATGCAAGACACACATGGAATTATATCAGTATTACCCGGTCTAGTTAACTATAAATATACTCATGCTACTGAAATCAATCTATTTGTAAAACAGACTGAACAACGGCAAAGTTGTACTATTATGCCGTTAACTCCGCTGGCTATTTTGCATCCTATGACTGAAAAGAAGATCAAAATTGTGCAACATTTGGTCACGCTTCCCGAATATCAAAGAATATTTGGCATTGATAAATTTGTTATGCGGAGAGATCAATATCGTGATTCTACTCAGCTTTATAGCAACAAAAAAAGACTACATGAAAAAATAGAACAACAAGCAAGTGGTTGTCCTTTTCATCGGGGAGAATAAATGAGTCAAACAGTGTATTACAGTCCTTGGAATGACTCAGCTGCCGAGCGTGCAGCCATGTTTTTGGCATTTCAACCTCCGGTGAGTGTGCTAACAGACATGACAAAAAAAATTCAGAGAGAAAATAACCGTGATAATTTTATTAATTGTCCTGCATTTATTAATTCAATCAAAAACACATTTCTTCTTTCCAGTCCAACCAACTGTGCTGTCGAAGTTCACGGAAATACAATTATAGACACAGCAGCTGAAAAACAAATGCTAGGTTATCTTACTCCTACAGTAAAACCTCCGTCTATGTTAGATTCATATACTATAAATTTAGGTGCTAATTGGATTTTTTTTAGCGAACACAATCAAGAAATAGAAACAAGACATCCATTCTTGCATCATAGTCCTATAAATAATTATGGATATTATGTGCCTGGTAATATGAATATAAGTTCATGGTTTAGGCCATTAGAGTACGCTTTTCAAGGTTGGCCCAATGTGCGAGAGTTCAAAGTTAATCAAGGCGATCCTTTACTTTACGTAAATTTTCCTAGTGATGAAAAAATCGTCCTGAAAAGATTTCGTCTTACCGATGAATTGTTCGATGCATCAATAAGTTGTATAAGATTAAAATTTTATTGGCGCGAAAAAAATCTTAAAAAATTGTATAATATATTCCGTGCCTCTAAAATACATAAACATATAATTCGTGAAATTAAAAAAAATATTATGGAATAAACAATTATGAATAATTTATCTACTCAATTTGATTTTAAAAACAACGGCTATTGTATAGTTCGATCGGCTATTTCTACAGAACTAAGAGATTTTATCACTCAATATGCTCTGTTTGACGAAATGCAGGATTTTACTCCAGAAAAGGCCATGATGGGCAACGGAGCTCAGTGTGCTGAAGCTCATTCAAAATACTGTGATCCTGCAATGGAAAGCATGTTGTTGCATCTGCAACCTGTGCTAGAACAAGCGGTGGGGTTCTCTTTGTTTCCGACTTATTGTTACTATAGAATTTATAGAAACGGTGACGAACTTACTCCCCATGTAGATAGACCGGCTTGTGAAATTTCTGCAACTCTATGTTTCAATTTTAATTACGACGCTGGCAACGTTTGGTCAATATATATGGGCGGTAATCGAGTAGATCTACTACCCGGTGACCTAGCAATTTATCGAGGATGCGATGTGCCTCATTGGCGCGACCCTTTCGACAAAGGTCAAGATGCTTGGCAAGTGCAGGCTTTCTTTCATTATGTAGATGCTCATGGACCAAATGCAGAATGGAAATGGGACAAACGTGATTCTTTGGGCATGCTAGGCTCAGGTCCTAGTCTAGAACTTCTAAAAGAACATAAAGCATCTACTAAACCTAGTGGTAATGTGTCTGAAAAATCCTATATAACATACACCAAATAATTGACCATGGTGCTAGTGTTAATCAGACAGTATGATATTGCCTTGCTGTTTAACACCGCCGGGCTGATGTAACCATAGATCTTTATCGTCTACCCAGGTTTTCTTTACAGCAACTATCATTCCTACTTCTTTGGCTCTGCGATATGCAGCCTGCATGGAGCCTGGTCCATAAAAACATTCAATATTACTGGGTTTTGACTGTATCCATTTTCCTGTGACAATATAAAATTCAGCATAGGGCAGGTATGCAGCATACAACCCTATGCCTCCAGATTTGTAGCAAATCTGTTCCCAGATTTCTACATCTTCAACCCTCATTTCTCTATCATATTTCCAATTCACAGTTGGTGGCGCATAGGGAACATCATGATCCATCCAATTCTCATTGAATAGTTCATCTTCCCAAGGAGTTATGAATATGTCTCGATAGGTTTTAAAAATTGCCATTAGGTAGGATACCTCACTACCACTAGGCCGGGTGCACCATATCCACCGCCTTGATACCAACCAATGTTCGGAGCCCAGTATGAGCCGGCGCCGCCGCCTGACCCAGAATTAGCGGAATAGGCATGAGTAACTCCCCATCCTCCGCGAGGATCTTGACTGTATGTGTAGTAGCTGTAGCCCCAATTTGGAGCACTACCGTGACCTCTGCCGCCACCGCTGGCTCCGTCGCCACTATACTCCGAACTATTTCCTCCACCTCCACCTCCACCTGCTCGGGCTACACTAGAACCTGTGATTGAACTGGAAGTACCAAATCCACCTTGAACGCCTTGTCCGGATTGGCTGGCGCCACCGCCGCCGTAGCCTGACCAATAATAGCCGCCCGGTGCACCAGGATTGCCTTGGCCGCCTGTTCCGCTACCTGCACCGTATCCAGCAGCAGATCCACCTCCACTGCCTCCATATCCGCCGGCTGAACCGTAGTAATAACCGCCACGCCCTCCATAGACGCCTTGTATAGGACCAAAATTTGAAGAAGATCCTTCAGTACTACCGTTGTAGGGATAAGGACCTGCGCCGCCGCCCACAGTAACTGGTATGCTGCCACTAACTGGTGTAGAACCTGTGAGGTATCCTCCTGCACCACCTCCGCCATTGCCGTTAGTGCTTAGTCCCATACCGCCGCTGCCGCCGCCTCCGATAACTAGATATTCTACAGTGCCTGAAGTTGCTGCTACAGGAACTAAGTGTGCCATATTTTTATATTTTTCTTTGACTTTGACCGTTAGCTCATGGTCTCCCACTGTGGTAAACATGTGTATGGTATAACCTCCGGCGGTGTATACTTTATCCCCACCGGTGATTTCATAGATAGATTCCGAAATTGCTTTTTCGGGCTGTTGAACATTTGATTGACTTCGTATTGTGCTGATAAAAGGCATATATTTCTCCGTTTCTTTTTTAAGGTCCGAACGTGTAGCTAGTGACACTGGTAAACTGATGCAGTCTATAAGATCCACTAGTTGAGACTGTTCCACCCGTGGCTGAAAATGAGCCAGTTGGTGGAGCTCCACTTATTACCAACCAGGTGTCTGTGCTGCGTTTTCTGCAAATTAATTCTTCACCAGCAAACATAGCCCCTGTAGAAGTATTACCTGTGAGAGTAACACCGCTGCCTGCTGTAAGAGCCACACTGCCTGTGTTGATTCTAGCTATGCTGATTATTGTTCCTATAGGAAAAGCCACACTGCTGTTAGGAGGTATAGTTATGGTTGCTGAGCCGGTATTGTCCATGACAACAACTTTTCCAGCGTCTGATAGCACACATGTATAACTGCTTGACTGCACGTTTTCTACTGCTAATCTTGTGGCCAGTCCTGCTACTCTTAACTCAGTGACACTTAATATACCTGTGCTGGGCTGGAAAGTTAATTTTGAAGAACTACGTCTCACTGCTGTGATTGTGGTGTCTGAAGTAGCTGTAGTCAACGTTACAAAGTGAGAGGCAGCATCAGAAGTATTATCTGTTAAAGCTAATCCAGCAGTGGCCCAACTTAATGTACCTGTTCCGTTAGTTGATAACAACTGTGTGTTTGAGCCGTCTGTAGCAGGTAGTGTCCAAGTTACATTTGATGTAACGGTAGCTGGTGCTTGGAAAGCTACCCAGTTTGAACTATCTGCATCTGCGAATCTTAGATCGCCTTGAGCTTGTAACTGCGCATCACCATCTACTTTGAATATACCAGTTCCACTAGGATCTATGGTAATGTCCAGATCGTCGGCGGCTCTCAGAGTGGTGTTATCTATATTAAAACCACCAACTCCTGAGCCGCCTGCTGTTCCTGCTGTATGTTTTCTACCCATGGTATTCTCCTAGTTACGCTGTTGCAGTTTCAATGCCGTAGACCACTGCATTAACACCAGTAGCACTGGAACGTACCACTAGTAATTTTCCAGTGTCCATAACAATGCCAGTGCGTTCTAGCACACCTTTGGCAGATAGACTTACATCATATTCCAACCATTCTGCGTCAGTGGGTGAGGCACTACTTGCCATTGCAATTCTTATCAGTGCCACACCTGCACCTCGATTTACCACGCTGACTGTTGCCACCGTGAATGTTGTAGCAGGCACCGTATACACTGTTGTCAGTGTCGCTGCTGATAGATCTGCTGTTCCTAATCTTCCTGTTGCCATAATTTATTTCTCCGTTATATTTAGTTCAAAAAGTAATTGAATGCCAAAGGTATTCCTATAACACCCCCTCTGAATTCAAAAACTGCATTCATTTTAATTGGGCCTGTTGTAGTAGTAGTGATAACGTTTGAACTGATAAACACACTACCTGCTGTGATTGAGTTAACATTTAAACTTGCGCCGCCGCCGCCAATTTGTCCAGCAATATAAGCCTTGATAGCTCGCTGTGTGGGCACTATGTTGTCAGAATCTGCTGTAAAGAACGGATCTGTGGAAAATTCAGTGATTGTTGCTGACCCGCCGCCTAGCGTCACGTTGCCCAAATTAAGTTCTTGCAGTCCCGAAATATTAAATGCATCAGCGTTTAACGTAGCAATACCAGTTGACTGTTCAATGGCAAACAAATCTCCCACTCGGAAGTTTCCGTCCTGGTCAGTCGATGTAAAGAACACCCTGCCGCCGCCGTTATCCACTGCTTCGTTAGCAGCAATAACAGGCTGAGTAGCTAGTCCGGGGTAATTGGTATCAATAAAACTGCCTGTGCCAATGTCCAAGAAATCGTGTCCGGTCAATCTAACCTGACTGTATCTAATCCTAGTTTCAACACTAGTTCCGTCTGTGGGTGCTTCTGACCTAGTCAGCTGCGGGCTAATTTGGAAAAATGCTGTGTAGCCTCCGTCGTTTGATCCCAAGAAAGTGACCACGTTGACCAACTTGAACGTTCTGTCAGGTAAATGACTGAACACCACGTTAGCGCCTGGCACTGGTTGAAGACTGATTCTTCTCATGGCCACAAACGAACCTGGCTGGAACAGATTGGAATAACCATCTCCTTGATCTACTTCTCCACTGCCTGTAACATAACTTGATCCCCTAGCAACAAAGCTAGGATTAGCCAACACGCCGCTGCCTGTTCTCACTGTCACAGGAGATTCAAACGTGTTGTTGGGATCAGTAAATGTGATTGTAGGCACAGTAGCGTAGCCTGATCCTGGTTCTGTGATATTGACCTGGAACAGTTTGTCAGCAGCCACCTTGGCTCGACCTCTAGCTGTGGCACCAGTTCTGATATATGTAGCTACATCCCCTGTGCCGCCACCAACTCCTACGAACAAGCCGTATCTGTTTCTGTTACCAAATGTGATTGCAGAGAAACCAGATGCTGCTGTAGAAGTGGCTCTGGTAGTCCATGTTACGCCATCTGGCGATGTTGCTGCTGCTGTGGTTGTGCTTACAGCAAGGAATACTCCTTGACCGTATGTGACTTTGGTCCATGATGCTGTAGCTGGCAATGTGCTAGCTGTCCATGTAATACCATCCAAGCTGTAGGCAGCTATGGTTCCGCTGGTGTTTGAAATAGCAACGAATCTGTTGTTACCGTAAGCGATGCTGTTCCAGTTTGAGCTAGAAGGCAGTGCTCCGGCAGTCCAAGTGCCTGTGACTGTGGTTGATGTGGCATAGTTTGCCACTGAAGAACCACTCTTGATAGCTACAAATCTGTTTTTACCGTAGGCAATAGCTGTGAATCCAGTAGTGGTCAATGTTCCAGTTTCGTCCCAGTTTTCGCCGTCGTTGCTGATTCTCACTGTGGTTACATCACTGCTAACAGCTACAAATTTTTGTTTACCAAAAGCCACATCAACCCATACAGCAGAAGTCTCCATGCTAGTTGCTGTCCAAGTAATGCCGTCATTACTGTATGCTCCAATGGTGTTGGCACTGGTGCCTGCAACTGCTACAAATTTGCTGACTTTGCCTACAGAAGAGTTATCGTCAAATAGACCCGCAGTCATTGCAGACCAGTTTGCTGCGCTTGGCATCAAGCTACCCTGGGTGGTCCATGAAACTCCGTCTTCTGATGTTGCACCAGCGGTAACTCCATTGCGTAGAGCAACATATCTGCCACCTATGCCGTATCCGCTATGATCAAATTCTAAGATAGCACCTGTGGTAGAATTTACTGCTGTGATAGTAATCACTAGATCATTAGCAGTAGTGGTGCCGCCCAGGCTGGTACCTAGTATGGTTATGGTCTGTAATCTAGTATAACCTGTGCCAGCACCTTGAACAGAGGGTGTGTATTTCCATCCGTTGCGTATCACTGTGAATGTGGCTCCGGTGCCCGCTCCTGAATATGTGCCTGTAACTGTGGTGTACACAGCAGCAGTTTCACCGTATTTTACTGCGGTCCATGTGCCTGAAGTTGGCAGAGTGGCTGCTGTGCTGGCGTATCCAGGTGCTGCAAATATTACTGTAGGTTCAATAACATAGGTAGTAGAAGCATCTGGATTAACTATGGTAGTACCTGCTATCAAATGATCAAATCCTGCTGTGCCATCTGATTCTTTGATCAATCCTGCCACTTTTGTACCAGAATTATAAGTGGTAATTATACCAAATTGTCCTGCACCTGCACCTCCTGTGAGCACAACTTTCATGCCTATATAGGCAGTGCTGGATTCACCGTCTGTGGCAGCTATGGTTATAGTAGTTGATGTTCCGCCCTGAGCAGTGCTAGAAGCAGTCTTATAACCAAATCCGCCAAGATTTCCTTCTGCTTCTGGAGCATTTGTACTGTCGTCAACTAGGTCCAACATGCGAACTTCAAACACAGCATCATCACGGAATTCATCTGCTTCAACGATAGCACCTGTGCCGCCACCAGTTAGCGTGTAAGTGACTTCTGTATAGTCAATGCCTGCGTTGGTAAATTCTAATTGTGTCAGTGCTGATCCGTCAGTGATCACACGATCAATCTCTGCGTCAAATTGCAAGCGGTTGTCAACTATGGCTGTGCCGGCAGTTTCACTTGCGTCAAAGCCTTCTGCTACTGAACCAAAGTCTCCGTATGAGTTGTTGCCGTTAGTTGCTCGTATACGTCCACCGTTTTCCGCTAGGTATGCTATGTGTGCATAATATGAGAACACAGATACTAATTCAGCACGACCGTTATTGGTAATCCAAGCGCCAATACCGTCTGATATTACCTGAGTAAAGTCATTGGAAACAATTGAGTCATTTCCACCGTTGTGCAATGCTCCATCGATCTTTTGACCTACAGCCGCTGTGCCCAATGTGGTTACACCTTGTACATATGGCGAACGGGTGTTAATCCAAGTACGATAATCTTCTGGACCCCAACCTGGATCCAATGATGCATATGCTCCTGCACTCACTCTAGAAGTACCGTATTCATTTTCAGCTAGTAGATCACCTGTGAGTCCTTCGAGTGTTTGATCTCTTAGACCTGTAGCATCTCTAAGATAATACATATCTTCTTCCAAACTGCCCGTTACACTGTTTGCATAATATCTAGCTGCGTATCTAGATTTGTAGTTTCCTGGATATTTTAAATCATACTTGAGTGCATCAATGTAAGTGTTAACATCTCTGAGACAGGCTGTACTGCTATAGAATAAACTCACTGTCATTGAACCGCTAGCATTGCTGGCAATATTAAACGCTGTGTTTGAATTTCTTGTGGTAGCTATCTTAAATGTAGTAGCACTGACCACATTCTGTACATAGTAGGTAGTGGTGGTAGTTACTCCACCAATTGTCGTACCTGTGAATCTTACAGCTGCATTTCTTGTCATCCATGCCGTTGATGTACAAGTGAATACGTCAGTGGCAGCTGTGGCAGCGGTAACTGTGGTGGTGAAAGTTGAATCAATGTAAGCATCAATTTCTGCAACAATATAATCTCTATTGCGCTCTAGTTGTAGCACAGCATAGTCAGCCATTCTGTTGCCTGTAGCACAGCGACTGCCTTCATTGGTAGCGCCGTAGACAATGTCATCTACCATGGTCATTAGTGTTTCAATGCGAGCTTGTGCAGTTGCATTGCTGCCTACGTTAGCCAGTGCTTCTGTCTTGGCATTAGTCAATGCGTCTCTAGTAATGGTTTTTTGATTGCCTACAAATACCTCTGCTGCTGAAGCTCTTAGATATGAGTATGCTGCTTCTCTAGTTTTGAAGTTGCTGTTGAACATAAAGTCAAACATTACAGCTTCCAATATCAATCGAGTATCTCTAATACACTTGGTTTGGAGATATCGAATCTTAGGAGTAACTCCATCAGTTTTGTAGGCGCTTGGAAATATTGCATTAACCGGTGAGCCACCTGACGATAAGCAAGATACAATAATATCTGTTATGTTAACAATATCACCTGCTGCCAACCCGTGTGTTGCAGTAGTTACTACCGCATATCCTGTGGAGTTATTATAGACAAAGTTGCTAACTGCTAACTCTGTCCCGCTGGCTTTAGTTACAATTCCGCCACTAACATAGGTATGTGCTAGAGTATGCTTTCCAACGTAAATTCTAAAATCTGTTGATGTTAAAGAAGTTTCGTCTACCACAAAATCAGTATGCCAAGCCACTGCATTTAGATCATCGACGACATTTTGCACAATGGTTTCCTGTGCAGCGTCGAGAGTCACTGCGGCTGCTATCAGTGCAGTGGTTGATGTCACAGCGTTAGTTGCCGTTGGGTAATCTATGGTTTCTAAATCAATGTCAAGTCCAGCGCCGTTAGTAAACGAAGCCAATACTGCACCACCGTATGTGGCTGCCAGTTGGAATGTGTCGGGAGTAGCGACTGTTACTACCCAGTATTTTGTACCGTTGACCAGTCCGTTGGCAGTGATTCTTGGAACCACAGCATCACCCACTGATAATCCGTGTGCAGTAGAGGTCAATGTATTCAATGTAGCTATAGTGGTCACATTGATCTGAGGAGTGTTTCCTTCTGTGCTGTCACCTTGTATGATGTTGGTAATAATGTCTACCAAGGCGCCCACTGTGGCATTGGCAGCTGAACCACCTGCCAAGTTTGTTGAGTCTGTCCATTGAGTAGCAGTGTTGGCAGTAGATTTTGTTACTGTGGTGTTGGCAATTATCTCTTGTACTATAGTCTTTAATCTACCGTAAGCGGCTACTGTGGCAGCAATTTCTGTGCTGTCAATCTGTAGTTGTGTGCTGTTATCACCGTCGAAATATGCTGTACCAGCTACTAGAGTGGCCCAGGTTCCTCCATAGGTCAAATCATAGCTCATGGCATCAACAATAAATGCTACATCACGCTTGCATTTAGTTCTGCTGTACTTGACTGAAGGGTAATTTTCTGTCAGGTATGCAGTAATTTCTTCTTTGATAAATTCTTTGTTTTCAATCAGAAGTGTTCTTGCATCACCAAACCCTGACAGGAATGTGGTGTTATATCCTGTAGGAGTTGCAGAACTCACCATGAACGTAGAGCTGATTTTGAAATCAATCTGATGTTGCATGACTCTAACTAACTGCGCTGCATCAGCTGCTTCGTCGGTGCTGGCATATGGGAATGACATGCTTTGTGTAGCAGTGTTGCCGGCGCTTTCGGTGACGTTGGCGCCTCGTACGATCTGATCAACCACTGTTTGCAATCTAGTCAGTGTGCTTACGCTGTAGCCTGCATCAGATCTATTAGTTAGACTGCCTGCTGGGCCTGCATTGGTGGAACGCAGTTCATCTCCGATCACACAAGTCTGTTCTGGCACAATGATAGGCAGTGTCTCACGATACTGACCTGTGGCAACTCTTATGAGATTGTTGGGACTACGTCTTGCTGGCACACTGGCTATGGCTGCTGCTATCTGTGGTGCTGTGACTGCTGCTGCTCTAGCAGTGATTGCATTAGTGATCAGTGTAACACTTGCTGTTACTGTGGCCAATGCATCAGCTTCTGCTGTGAGATCGCTGTTGAAATATTGAGCCACCGTGGCAGTAGAATTGTCACCGTTTACTGTTTGATAGTTTATGGTTGGAGCTGTCTGTGCCAACACATTTCCAACAACAGTGAGCATGTAGTTATAGGCAGAGACTGATTCGTCTGATTCAATGGCCAACCCTGGATATGCTTCTGTTTCACCTTCGGTGAGGCCGCCAATTAATGAATTAGCCACTCCACGTGATTTGATGTTACCGCCATGACATAGATCGTAGGTTACTGCATCTAGTGTAAAACCTACATCTCGTTCGCATTTGAAATCATCGTAGACAAATCCAATAAATGGTGCAATGCTATTGGTAATCTGGTTCTGTATAAATTCTGTAACTTCACGTTGAATAAACACACGATTCAGTTCTAATAGATATCTTGCATCAGGATTGCGTGGGCCACGTTCGACCTGTTCGCAGGCATAGCGTATGGTCTTGAATGGTTTGTCCCAGGTTCTGCCGTGTATTGGCGAAGGCAGATCTGTTCCTGTAGTTGCCACAAAATAAGTATGATCAACTTCACCAAGAGCAATCCATTCTGGGCCTGTACCGTCTGATCTCAGTACGGTTCCTTCGCGCCCAATTGGCAGTCTCTCTGGACCATTTCCGCCAAAAAAGACTAGATCTCCTTGCACTGTTAGCACACTGGTTTCTGTACCAATGTTTAACAGATTCCAATATGTGCCTGTACTATCCTGATCTGGTCTGCTGTTGACTTGGCCGCCGCCGGCTGTGCCCACAGTAGAACCGTCGTCACCTTCTGATCTATGAGCCAACACGCAGATAAATGCATTCGCATTGAATCTTACTGCATCACCTAATAGATATTCTCTGTCATCTTCCCACTCACCTTGCCAGCTGATACCGGCATTGAGTCTTGACCAATATGTGGTATTTGGTGGTTCAGCTGACACTGTGGCAGTCATTGAACCTGATGCATTTGCAGCAATATTAAATGTTGTGCCGCCTGGTGTGGTACTCACAGTAAACTCACCTGCGGCCACAGTTTTTACATAGTACCTAGCTGTAGTAAACACTCCACCAAATGTTGTGCCTGTAAATCTTACAGTCATTCCTACTACCATTCCTGCAGTTGAGGCTACGTTAAAGACATCTGTAGCTGCTGTTACTGTTACAACAGTAACAGCAGTTGAAGGAGAATCTTGTGCTGCCAAATAGGTATAACCGCCTTGAGATACTACTTCACCTATTTTATATGATGTAGTATTGGCCCAGCTAGATTGAAATTTAAAACCTTCTGTATAAAGATCCCATCTTGATGCCTGTGTTGTAGGAGTTTCTTCAGCTCCTGCAGCTGTATGAACAGTTTTAGCTATGTATTGATTACCGCCGTATACAACAATGTCTCCAGGTTGATACAGAGTAGCATTATTCCAAGTGCTTTCAAATTCTGTGCCTTTGGTAAATTGACTCCAGCGTCCAGCGGCAAGATCAATGGAAAAGATACCGCCGGCACTATGTTGTGTGACACAGATCCACAATCCGGCACCATATTTCACTACATCGTTGATTTTGTATCTAGTAGATGGCACAGTACCCCACGTGCCTTTGTATTCTATGCCAGGATTAAATGTATCCCATTTGGCTTGATCTGCTTCCAATCCCGATGCTTCGGTAGCAGCTGAAGTGTGATGAAGATTACACACATAGGTATAACCACCATACTGTACAAGATCATTTACCTTGTAGCGTGTGGCTACTGTCCAATCGTTCTTCCAATCAAGTCCCTCTGCATATAGTGTCCATTTGGCTTGATCAGCTTCTAGTCCTGACGCTGTAGTAGCTGCTGAAGTGTGACTGTCGTTACAGATGTAAAGAAGTCCACCATATTTGACCACGTCATTGAGTTTGTAGAAAGAGCTAACGTTCCAATCTCCGGTCCAGCTTTGGCCGTCACTCATCTGATTCCATTTGGTCGGACTGTATTCTAAATCTGTGTTGAAATCTGAGGCAGACGTGTGTCCTACTGCACAAATGTATGTGCGAGCACCATACCTTATTACATCATCAATGTAATAAGTGGTGGATGGGGTCCACGTGTTTTTCCAAACAAATCTAATTCTACCTAGTTTAAATTCTGCCATTTTCTACTCCGTATTCTATATTTAGTTTGATCATTATTTGAATGACCTGTAAAACATTGTCTGGGCTAATATACTACCACTTATTCCAGAATTTGCTGCGTCAAATTCTGCTCTTACTGGTACAATAATTCTCAGGCCGGCAACGTTGTTGATTCTATCAGGTCCTACTAGCACAGTTCCTGCAATAAAACTACCTACTGCAATTTCTGATCCGCCTACGCTGAGTCTGTTGGCCAAGTAAGCAGCTATGGCTCGTTGAGTTGGAACAATGTTATTGGAATCTGCGATGAACAAAGGATCTGTGGAAAATTCTCTAACAACTGCACCAGTGCCACCAATTCTGATACCACCAAGTCGTAGTTCAGTAAGACCAGAAAGATCAAAGAAGTCCGAACTAATTGTCACTGTTCCTGTGGCCTGCTCAACTGCAAACAACTCGCCTGCTCTAAAGTTACCACTTTGATCTGTTGAGGTATAAAATACACGGCCTCTATTTTCTTCTACAATTTCATTAAAAGGCTGTGGATCATAAAATCCACTGTATAATTCAGGATAATTGGTTTCTTCAAAGTTTCCTGTGCCTATATCCAAGAAATCATGACCTGTGATTCTACATTGAGAAAATTTGGTTCTTATGGATATTAAAGTCAAGTGTTCCAATTGGTCTCTATTTTTAATCTCTGGAGTAATACGTATTCTTGCTGCTAACCCTCTATCTGTGGGTCCTAGTTCTTCAATGGTAACCAATGTATAGTCGCTGGACAAATTACCTATGGTTAAATTAGAACCAACTTTGGGATATGTCACTAAATCGTTGATAACAATAAATTTACCGCTGGGAATCACATCTGCAAATCCGTTGCCTGTGACTGTGACTGCGGTGGAAATTGTTCTGTAACCCAATCCTCGATTAAGCCAACTTGGTTGTGCTAATACTCCGTCACCGGTACGACATTCAATTCTTGCATCTCTGTTGTTGTTTGGATCAACAAATGTACAGCTAGGACCTTCTGTATAACCAGATCCCGGATCCCATAATTTCACACTGCTGATGACTCCACTAGCAATTGTTACTCGTCCTAATGCTCTTGCACCTGTATGTATCTTGTTGAATTTGTTTGTGTTATCAATAGTAATCCATGTTGGGGTGCTGTTGCCTACTGAGGAATCTTTGGCATCTACATACGGAGAGCCAAACGCCACAGACTGCCAAACTTTTGTACTGGCCAGAGTTCTTTCAGTCCATACAATGCCGTCAAAGCTGGTTGCTGCAAAATTAGTAAATCCTGTACTTGGATCAGCACCCACTGTTCGATTTCCTGTATCTCCTATAGCAAAGAATACACCTTGTGCGTATCTAATTTTTTTCCAGTTATGAGCAGTACTACCATCCTGCGATGGCATAGTAGCTGGCATCCAATCAGAGCCGTCAAAGCTATATGCAACATCTCCTGTATTTGATATAGCAACAAATCTATTGTTACCGTAGGCAATACTTTGCCAAGATTTGTACGAGGAGTCAGCAACAGCATCCATAATACGCGGAGTCCAAGTCATAGTACTTGTACCGCTATTATATTCGCCAACCGCAACAAAGTTTCCACTATTAGCTACTGCTACGAATCTATTTTTACCATAGGCAATATCGACCCATTCGTTAAACGTTGAATCGCCAATATCTGGTAGGGTGGTTGAAGTCCATGTTACGCCATTAGTACTAATTGCCCCTGCATCTAGATTTCCAGCAACTGCTACAAATATGCCGCCACCGTGGACTACAGAATTCCATTCTCTGGATGCTGGCATACTTCTTGCGATCCAGTTTATGCCATCTGTAGAACTAGCTGCCGCAGCACTGCCTTGACGTATGGCCACAAATACATGATCACCCAATGACGGATAAGTGACTCTGCCTGCGGCAAGGCATTTCCAATCACCCGATGTGGGCATATTGAATGTGGTCCAGTTGGTGCCATCTGGGCTATACATAGCAGCACTACCCGCAGTAGATACCACTACAAATCTACCACTGGCAGCTAGATTGTCTTCACCTGTGCCGTAAGTCTTTTGTTCAAAATCCAGTATTGAATTTGTACTGTCATCACTAACATCTGTAATCTGAATTAGAATGTCATTTATAGGTGATGCGCCGCCTACTAGACTACCGTCAATAGTTAAGAGTTGGTTAACTTCATAACCAGCGCCGCCGTTGTTGATCGTCACTGTATAGTTTCTACCCTGTTTGACCACATTAAATGTAGCTAAGGCGGCAATAACATCTATAGTAGTACCGGTACCCGATTCGTCAACTGCTACATTATTGTAGGTTTCAGTTGTGTCACCGAAGACAATTTCTGACCAAATAGTAGTAGCAGGAACTGTGATTTCTTCTGCTGTATATGCAGGTGCAGAAAATATCACTCTAGGTTCAATTCTGTATGTGGTATTGGTTAGCAAAGGCACAGTGGCCGGTTTGCCTGGAACCACATGATCCCAACCTGGTTGATCATCTGATTCTCTACTTACATTAACTACTTTTGTCACATTATCATAGGCAGTGATATATCCATACTGTCCAGTTCCTGCTCCGCTGGTAATAAGTATTCTCATTCCGAGATATTCGGCAATACTGTTGGCATCATTGGTAGCTATGGTTATAGTAGTAGCTGTGCCCGTTTGTGCATTATTTCCTACTACTACATAACCGCTGCCGCCTATTTCTTGTGCTATCAGAGCAGTGCCTGCATTAGCATCAAGTCGTCTTGCTTCAAACACAGCATCATCTCTAAACTCTTCAAAAATCACATCAGCATTGACACCAGCACCGGAAAACACAGCAGTAGCTGATGTGTAATCTTGTCCAAAATTCGTCCATTCTAAAATCTGTATTTCGTCAACAAAGTCGCCAGCAAAAGCGGCAGCTACTATAGCCTGCTGAGCTCTAGTATAGTTCCTTGCAGTGGCTGGCGTTTCCGAAGCATCGACTCCATCTGCTATGGCGCCGTAGGTACCATAGGAACAGTTGCCGTTTGTGGCTCGTATGATGCCACCATCTTCGGCAAAATAACCAATGTGACAATAGTATGTAAACACTGAAACTAGTTCAGCACGACCGTTGTTACGCACCCAAGCACCAACACCATCGCTGAGCACCTGTGTGAAATCATTGCTGACTATGGATTTATTGCCGCCGTTATGTAAAGCGCCATCAATTTTTTGTCCAACGCAACCGGTGCCTAAAGTAGTAACACCTTGAATGTAAGGTGATCGGCTAGTGATCCAGACACTGGTGTCATCTGGCCCCCATCCTGGATCCAATGACACATAGGCACCGCCTAGTGGCAGTTGATAGAGATCAAAAGCCACAGGTGGATTTAGTACAGAGTCTATACCTTTTAAGGTACAATTACGGATACCTGTAGCGTTTCTAACATAGAACATGTCTTCAGTTTCTGTGCAGCCTAGTATTTGATTTCTATAATATCTTGCTCTTAATAAAGATTTGTAATTTCCTGTATAGATTATATCATATTTCCAAGCATCTACATATCCCATAACACTGTGTCGTAGTAAATCTGCATCAAATACATATGTAGGATATGTTGCCTGCATATAGGCCACAGCTTCTTCAATAATAAAAGTCTTGTTAGCTTCTAGTTGCAACACAGTATTGGTATATGCAGTAGAAGTCTGTGCTGTGTTAGATCCTGTTACTGCAGGTTCTGTACCAGAACTGTTAATATAAAAATTAATGTAGGCAATTATATTTGTGATTTTATTTTGTATTGCTGAGGCAGCAGTGCTGCTGGTTGCAACAGGTTGAGTAACTGTGTTAAAAATTTCATTTGGAATTAGCTCATTATCATATTGAGGTGGAATAAATGATACCTGCACCGTTTCTGATAGAAATACTTGATTCAAAGAATTTCCCACTGACTTAGCTGGACTGATAGGTGTTCCTGCTACAATTGCCTGTATTATTCCAGAAATTCTATTTAACACAGCTATGTGCCGTGTGCGATCCGCGGCTAATATCACTGGACTCGATGGTTTTATTGTTGTACTACGAAGTTCAGCTCCCAATATCACTGTTTTAGGTGGCACGATGATTGGAGTTAATTCCTCGTATTCTCCCACAGCAACCTTGATGGTGGTATGTCCATTGTAGCCATCATTGACTTGCTCACAGGCAAATTTAATAGTTCTCCAAGGCAAGAATTGGCTGGTTCCTCTTTCTGGATCTGTATAGTCATCAACTCCGGTGATATCCACATATCTTACTCTAGCTGAATCTCCCCAGTAGGCATAATCAACACTGCCTTCTTGATTCGTAACAACAACTTGACCTACAGTTCCGATTGGAACATTAGTTGGCCCAAAAGTACTGCCATCGCCTACCACTGTTCTTGAAAGATCAAAGGTCAGTAGATCGCCACGCTGTGACATTCCCACTTCTGAACCTGCCTGCAACACAAGATCCCAATAAATTATACCCTCACCGTTATCTCCTGGGAAATTTAAATTATCAGCAACGTGTTCGGTTGTAGCCTTGTAGACATTGCCTTTAAATACCACAATATCATTTAAACTATATGTTTGCCCTGCAATCCAAGAACTTCTATATTCCTGAGCTACAGTGACTATTTCCCAATTACCAGCATCTAAATAATCTAATGAACTGCCATCATTTGTGGTATCTGCTGTGGCTATGTATAAATTTCCGCCACGACGAACTACATCACCAACTTTATAATCTATAGCTGCACTCCATATGCCCATGAAATCAGTGGCTTTGGACAGCACATTCCAATTTACAGTGTCTTCAGAGATGTTGGCACTATTGGTGTGATTGGTGGCGGAGATATATAGATATCCTCCGTATCTTACTATGTCGCCAGCAGCATAATAAACTGCATTGCTCCAATTTTGGTAAAAATTAAATCCAGGAAATTCTGTAACAAAATTTGCATTGGTGATATTAGATGATGCAACGTGTCCAGTGACACATCGTAAAATACTGCCGCCATATTTTACAAGATCATTTTGTCGGTATCTAGTAGTAGCAGTCCATGTTCCTTTATATTCTATACCTTCGTAGTATATTTGCCATAGTTCGCTGACACTATCGTCTTCGGTATCATTGTTTCCAATTTCTAAACCCAAGTTTGTAGTAGATGAAGTGTGACCTACAATACATCTGTATACAATACCATTATATCTAACAATGTCCCCAGTACCATATCTAGTGGCTGGAGCCCACTCTGATCTCCAATTATCTGTTGATAGATACACAGCCCAGTTAGACACAGATGTATCAAATATTGCTACAGAGGAATGACTAGTAATACAAATATAAATGACGCCGCCATACAGTGCAAGATCGCCAGGATTATAAAGGGTTGTGCTACTCCAATTTCCTCGCCATGCATATCCGTCGGTCATTTTCAGCCAGGTTGGAGTTGGTTGTGTGTCCGAAACATTATTGTAATAATTTTGATCAGCAGCAAAAGTGGATGCTATGTGTTGTCGTTGGCATATCCAAGTGCTACCGCCATATCTCACTACATCGTCTTTATTATATGTGGATGAATCGGCTGCCCATTCATTCTTCCACGTATATCTAATTCTACTGATCTTAAATTCTGCCATGATTTATTCCATTTTAACTTGAATGACCTGTGGGATATGTATATCCCTGATTTATTCGCTGTGTTAATCTTCCCTGATTATCAACATAGTACAATATATTTCTGTTGTCCCAACGATATTGTGTCCATACCAAATTATCATATTCTGTTTCGTGATCTTGTGTGACACCATCGAAGTAGTCTACTCCTGGTTCAAAATCTTCAAAGTTTTCTTCAACTGCTCCAGGCAAATTTAATTCAATACTGTCTTTATCTTTGAGTTGATCGCTTCTTAAAAGAAACAATTCTCCATCGTTGTTTCTACGCAAAGCATACCAATAGCGAGGACTATCACCTAGTGCTTCATCTGGACTTTGACCTAAATAATAATTACTTGGCATGATTTTTCCTTAAGATATTTCTACATAACTAATAACAGAATCTATACTGTTTTCAGTGTCGCAGACTATTCGTATTCCTGCAGTTTCTGGTAATATCAGTTTTTCACCTTGTGTAATAATTTTAGCTGTACTGTTGGGAGAGATTGATAAACCACGCACGTAATGTGCCTGAGTAGAGTTTTCATCTATAACAAATACGTTGACTACCACGGTGTCATAATCGGTAACGTTGGCTAGATTAAAACCTATAACGGTAACTCTAACTCCTTGATCTACTTGCAGTACATCTACAGGTGTGGTTCCTATTTCGGTGTTTACTGCGTGTCTAAATAAGGTTGGCATAATTTTATCCTAGCATCAGCGCATAAGTGGCTGCTATTTCGTTGGCCGTAATTTCTGAAACTGCTCCAGATGATCCCGAAGGTGATGCCCAGGTAAGTCCGTCCCAAATTTCAAGAGCTTTTGAATTGGTATTGAATCGAGTCATTCCTAGTACTGCATAAGCAGTGGGTCTTTGAGCATCACTGCCCACTGGAGGAACAAAACCATTTGTGCCTTGAATTTTAAAATATCCTGTGCCCGTTTGCGCAATTTCAGTTACTGCATTAGAACTGAGATTGGTTATAACATTGTCAGCTATTCGAAAATTTCCCAGTCTAACGCCGCCGGCACCATTGCCGTCTATGATTATGTCTTGCCCTGTTGTACTGGTAATTTCATTGTCTCTAAACATGAGGTTACCAACATCTAGCATGGTAACATTTAACACATCGGTATACAGGTTGTTGACGTAGATGTTCCTCCAGCGATATGCTCCGGAACCCAAATCCCAAGTATTGTCGGTTTGAGGAACTAGATCACTTTGAATGCTGGCGTTGATAGTAACAGAATCAGTTAGACTGTCTCCAATGATAATATTTCCGCCTATGGTTACATTTCCAGTGGCATTGATATTTCCAGTAACATCAAGATTTCCAGTAATGTTGGTATTACCGTAAATGTCTATAATTCCTGTACCGTTGGCTCGTAGTTCTAGAGCACTGTTTGATACTTCTGTGGAAATAGTATTTCCTAGAATTTGAATGTCATCTACTACCAATCTAGCATTGTAGATGGTCGGTTCAGCACCCGATGGTGAAAAAGTTATAGTACTGAGATCGCTGCTGATAGTGTTACCAGTGACGGTTATGTTGCCAATGTCAAATTGATTGGTTACTTCTAGATCTGTGGATTTTGTTGTACCGTTGACGTCTAAGTCGTGCAGTGGGGAGGACTTGTTAACCCCAATTCGAGAGTTGACAACATCTAAATATAATAAGTCAGTCTCAAACGCTAGATCCACGCCATCTCTGACTAGATTAGGTTTAAGCATTTGACCGGAAATTCTTCCAATAGCCATTAGCTCTCCTTAGACCCCGTGTTTCACGGTTAACCACCTTGCATTGCGGGTTTACCACAGTTTGACCATACAAAGAAAGACTTTTCTTTGTAATCAGTAGTATTTATATCTTTTGGAGAATTAGCCTAGAATGAGAGTATATACATTTCCTAAATCTTGCATTATCGGTACACTGATTGTTGCACCACCACCAGTTGATAATTGCCATACTGTACCGTCATAGCACTCAATATATGCTAGATCAGTATTCCATCGAGTTTCACCTTCTTCGGGACTAGCTCTTCTTTGATTTTGCGGGGTGCCTGGAGCGAACGCATCGTCTCCTGTTCCTGCAGGTATTACAAAACCATTTGTACCTTGATATTTTAAATAACCTGTAGCAGTAGATGCAAAGGTAATAGCAGAATTGTTGAGGTTAGTAACTGTGTTGTCCTGCCACTGTGTGCGTTCAATTGAAGTTATTCCAGTAAATGGTGTGATTCGAATATCATCATTTGACTGCACACTGATAATTTGGCCAGTGACTCCATCTAGTCTCATTTGATCGCTGATAACAACTGCCTGGGGCAGCACAAGATTAGCAACAGCTGTGAGTGGTGAAAATGTGCTGTAAGTAACTGCACCTATATTAGATATTGTTTGTACTCCACTGGTATCTGTAAGGTATGTACCGCTGGCTGCCGCAGTTAATAATAACGTTGTATTTGTGCTAGTTGTCAATAATGCAGTAGGAATTACTATACTAGCCGCTGTTGGAGTGTAATAGTTTGATCCTACAGCTAATTTTATCTGAGTCAAATACCCTGTAAAGAAATAAGGAGATGACCAAACCGCTCCAATAAGTCCGCTGGCACCGGTGTAGTTTGTGGCATTCGATGCGGCTCCGGTAGCTTTGACGCCATCTAAAAATACTGACATATTGTTCGCACTGTCTCTTGTTACTGCAATGTGATGCCATGTGTTTATGGTTATGGGACTAACTGTGTATACGGCAGCGTCAACATACGATCTATCAATTTGTATAGTGGTTACTGGATTGATGCCATCGCCAAACAGCCATATTGACATCCCTCCGGCGGCCGACGCTCCCAGTATTGTTTGTAGTCCATTACTAGCTGTATAAAAGAAACATTCAAAGGTAAACGCTTGTGTGCCTATTGTTTGGGCGGCACTTAGAGAAAGATAGTTACTGCCAGAAAAAGTTAAACTACCGCCACTTGTTACATTAGCTGCGTGTAACTGACTCCAACGTTTTGCAGATTGACCTAGATCATACGTGTTGTTTATTCCCGGAATAATATCTTGTGTAAAATCTGGAGCCACTGTAACAACATCTAAAGGACTATCTCCAACTATGATATTGTCTGCTGCTGATAAATCTCCAGTCAGTACAGTATTACCAGTGACCACTAGGTTACCTAGTATACTGGTACTGCTTTGAATATTTATGGATCCAGATGCATTGGGATTAAGCACAACATTACCGTTGGTAGTGTAATTTTTAATTACATTACCGTTGATTTCGAGTTGTGCTGTTAGTACCCTGTCAAGATTAATAACAGCGCCTGCTCCAACAGGACTAATATTAATGGGTCCCACAACTGTTGATATAGTGCCGTTGGCGTTGAATATAAGATTGTCAAATATTGCTTGGTTGTCAACTATTAAATCTGTAGTTTTTACATATCCGTTGATGTTGAGAGCTGTTGTTGGATTATTTTTATTTAGGCCGATGCGTGAATTTGTAACATCTAGATACAACAGATCAGTTTCAAAAGCAAGGTCCTCACCGGGATCTCTTTCTAAATTTGATGTTAGAATGGGACCGCTTATTCTACCTAGTTGCGTCATGATTAATTAGCGTAACCGTAATACACAGTGACCGTTTTGCCAATAGGCACTGCATCAGAAAAACTTATATAATATCCTGAAGGATAACTACCTGCGCCACCGTAAAAACTAGCAGAGGGAACGCCAACAGGTGTAGTGACTATGGTAAAATTTGTGCCGGCAATCTGCCAAACATTTTCTACCAATACAATAATATTGTTGGCATTGGCTGTATAATCAGGAGCATAGGCAGGAACCAGTGGTCCAAATTTTGTTTCTATAAAATTTCCAGGGCCTAGCGTAGACTGTTGAATTATTGAGTTAGTTGCGGAACCTTTGACTGTTTCCCAAAAGCCTGCAATATAACATTCTAACTCATCTGTGGTGGTATTGTAACGCAACATTCCGTTGGCACCATCGGGCATTTCTACTCCGGAAAGATTTGGCTGTTGTGCTGTTGTGCCTTTTGGCAGTCGTAGGCCGCCTGTGCCATCCATGGTGTAACGACCGTAGGGATTTGCCTTAAAGGCATTGTCTTTAAGGCCAAATCTGCTGGTATTTTGTGTCTTTAGGAATTTCATACTGGTAATGTGCTTACAGTTATAGTTAATAATCCACCGACTCCGCCCGTGGAACTGGCCTGAGCCTGAACAGTATCTCCGTTGCTTAAAACTACTCTTTCTTCGCTGAAAAAAACTGTTTCACCTGCAGGTACTGTCAGCTTGCTGACTATTCTTGTGGCTTCAGTGCCGCTGCCTCCACCACTTGGAACCAAATATAAATCTAAATCGCTAGCACGAGTAGTTTCATTGGTAAGGTCTACTGCTCCGGTGTTGCACACAATAATTGTGGTAATTGCATTGTCGCCAGAGCTTGTGTAAACTGTGGTTAATGCTGTTGTTGTTAATCGTGTGTTTGCGATTGCCATTTGTAATCCTTAAAATAACATACTGAAAAGTAATGCTCTATTTTTACTTATTAATTCATCAGTGGTAAAACTGGCATTTACTGTACCATTTAATTCTTTACTGGGTCTGGTATTTCTAAAACTTAAACCTGTGGTACCCGTTCCTGGCGTAGATCCGTAAAGTATAGATGTGCTGCCGACCTGTGTTACCGGACTTCCATGATATTCAAAACTCATGGCATACGAAATCACAACCTTGCCTGTGCCATTGGTTTCTAATCTTATGTTGGCGTTGGTATTGTCTGACTGAATAACCACTGCGCTTTGATTTTCAAAACCGGTAAGATTTGTTGAAATTGGGCCTGGGTTGAAATTACCTGACATAGCTGCTTCTACATCGGGTACTACAGGATCTTCAGTAAAAATAGTAAGACCTGTCATTTCGAAATGATCTTTAGTCATTACTGCCACACGTCTGTTGTCAACAATAAAAGCAATTTGACTGTTTACAGGTTGAGCTATATACGGTCCTATTGCAGGTGAAAAGGATGCTGCTGGTAGTGCATTCTCTTTGTCGAATACAATGACTCTGGTATCGTCTTTAGTGATTTGAAATGTAGGATTTAATTGAATTGCATCATCTACATAGCGTTTGTTCGGAACATCGTCATCGTCTAACACTCGCTGTTCGTAGTTCACCGTTCCTGTTACTTTTACCACTCCTGTGCCTGCACCAATTAGAATTAGGTCGCCGTCGTCAGTGGCAGCGTCAGTGAGAATCTGTGACAGTTTTAATTTGCTATCAGTATAATTAAAACCGTCTTCAGGAGTACCTTGAGCTATTTGCCAAGTTTCATTAGCTTCGTCCCACAGCAAAGCAGTTGGCGCAACTTGACTAGAATCGATGTTATAACCTCGATCTATCTGTACGCCAGAATAACCTAGTGTAACACCTTGTCCAGTTTCGCCGTAGTTGAGAATAATAATATTGTCTTGAACATTCAAGTTTGTGGCTTCAACCGTGAGTGTTTCTCCCAATACAATGAGATTGCCAGTTATTCGGACTTCACCTACATTAGGACCGGTGTCCAGCAGAATAGTACTGCCTTCTCCGGTTTTAATATTGTAGTCACCGCTAGATTGTACTGTACGTCCACTCAGTGCCATATACTATCCTTGATTAGCTAACTTGTGTTAGAACAATATAGTCTGCTGAAGAATCGCTTTCTAAGTACCATGTGTAACGAACACCGTCATGGTTAGTAGCAGTATTGTCATCTTCACCTCTATGAATGCCGCCACTTAGTACTGGCACAGTTGGAAAGCCGTAAGCTAAACGTTTTGTTAGTTTACGGATTGGTACTAGACCAGCTGAAGTTCCTTCTAACTCACCACCTGCTGTTCCAGATACTGGGGAACCACGCATTAGGATTTCACCGTTGGCGTTTGGTGTTGTGTCGACCAGTTTACCTACTTTTCTAATACCGTCATAGAATAATGCTACACCAGCTCCTGTGGCTGTAGCTGCATTGGAAATAGTGATAGAACTAGAACTAACAATTGATTCTATTACAGAACCGTCTGGAATTCCTACTCCGTGTATACTAGCCCCAACTGTAAATTCATACTGAGCATCTGTGGGGTCTGTACTTACTGAAGCAATTGTTTTACTGCCTGACGTGGTATTTCCAGTTACAGCACTAGCCATACCAAATTGTCTTGCAACAACAAATGTGTTTGCACCTCGTTGTTTAACAATAGAATAGTCTGTAGCTAATGCACTGCTAAAATAACCGCTTACTGTAATTCCAGTATTTGTACCAACACCATTTCTAATAACATCAGTACCAAATATATCTTTCTTTAATGAACGTCCCATTTGTTTCTCCTAGTGATTTTTTAAATCATACGCGGCGGGTTCCGCATAAGTCCGATTTTACGGCTCTTACTTTATGATACTTTATTTATCCGCGACTTAGCATAGCCATCAGTTCTAGTTTTTCAACTGTGCCTAATACTTGATTGATAGCGTCTATTTCTAGTTGTGCTTTTTCCAAGTAGCTTCTATTGTGTGTTTGTCTATGCATGACCATAATTTTACTGTGCTGTTGTATATGCGAGTCTATAATTTTTTCTATTTGATAGACATCGTGTGCAAACATAGGAAAACGTTTGCGCCAAATCAAGAACTGTTTTCTTAATTCTGTAAAGTCTTTATCGCTTTCTATTTGCATCAGATATTTAAGTCAAACAAAAAGGCTCCGAAGAGCCTTTTTGAATTTTGTTGTAAAAGTCAGCTATTAAGCAAACTTAACATTACCGCTGGTGATAGCAACGTTAGCCAAGTAGTCAGCTGCGTTACCTAGAGATGATGCTGTGTTAGTCAATTCAACATAGCCATAACGTGTCATGAATGATACGACTGGTTCGAATGTTGATGGATCTAGTACAACTCCACTGCTCATCAATGGAATGTATGGGCAGTAGAAAGCGGCTGCATCAGATTCTGAAGAACCTTTGTAACCAATTAGCACTGGAGCACTGTCAGCGGCATAACCGTTAACATAGATCTTCATAGCACTGTTCAATGTACCAACAAACTTGGTGTTTGTAGGAGCTTCGAATGTACCTTCTGTTGTTCTTGCGAACGCAGAAGTTGTAGCACTTTGTAGAATTGTCAATGCAAACGGACTAACAACTGCAAAGTTGCCTGCGCCACGACGTGTACGCTGTGCAATGATGTTGCTAGCACGATTGATCTGAACAGCTAGAGCAGCGTGTTCGTCACCAACGAAAGTAGCAGTACCACTAACAGTAGCTTGGTCGTATGTTAGTACGGCTGTACCAGATAGTGTTGTCAAGCTACGTAGAACTTCTTGATCGATCTCAGCTGTGATCTCTTGTGCAAGAGCAGCCATGATTTCTGCTTCGATGTCAATGCCTTGTTGGGCTTGTGCATCTTGAGCAGCTTCAAACGTCCAGCGAGCAGACAATTTACGTGTCTTAGCTTCAACTGTTTGTTTCAAGATCTGAATGCTCATTCTGTTACCAGCTGCACCTTCTTTGGCTGCTGTTGCATCAGCTCTGCCATTTGTGTTACCAGAATATCCTTCTGCAACCTTAAATGGTGATAGAGCTTCTTCACCAGCACTTGCACTGTCACCAGTACTGCCTGTGTAGTTGTCTGCGTAACGAACACGTAGAGTGTGGATTTGACCCACGGGGCCAGTCATAGGCTGGACACCTACCAACTCGTTAGCGATAACTGTTGGCATTACACGTCTAATGACGGGTAGAATAACACGGTTAAGTGTTGCAATATTGCCGGCGGATGTGGCTCCAGCAGTGGCACTCTCTGCCAAATACTTGCGGGTATTTTCTAGAGTAGTTGCCATTACTGAACGCTTGTTACCTTGAAGACCTTCTAAAAGAGCTTCTTTGGTTTCCGACCAGCGTGACTCGAGTAATTGTGACATTATAGTTCTCCTTAAACTTTTAGTCCCGCAAGCCTGCGGATGTCAATGATTTCAGCAGTTTTATCTTCGCTGCTGATTGATTGTGCCTGTTTGTTGCCTGTGATTTCTTTTGATTCTGTAAGTGATTTTTTGACTGGCACTCCACCATCCATTACAGCTGGTAAGTATTTGTCAAAAGCCACGTGTAGTCTGTCAGTTTGAATAGATTCAAGCAACTGTTTCATTACTTGTTTTTTATCGCCGCCGAGTGGACCAAGCAATTCGTTCATTGTTTCTTTACGAGTGGCTGAGTCTTTGGCAATGCGTAATTCTGTTTCACGACTTTCAACTAATTTTTGTGTGTCTGCAACAATCTTTGCTGCTTCTTCAAGTTCTTGCTCTTTTACGGCAAATGCTTTTAGAAGTTTAGCGGTTTCTGATTTCTCATTAAGATGGCTGGCAGCATATTCGCTAGCAAAACTTTCAAAAATTCTGCGACCAAAATCATTTCTACGAGCAGCTTCAATGTCTTCACGCAATTGATGCATTTCAGATTTAAGTCCTTTAGAGACTGTTTCTTCAATGATTTTTGCAGAACGAGCAACAAAATCTTTCTTGATAGCTTCAAACTTGGCCTTGCTTTCGCGAACCAATTTTACTTTGGTTTCGGCTAAATCTTTCTTATCTGCGTGGAATTCTGCGATTTCTTTCGCTAG